GTCTTTTTCGGATACGGTCATCACTTTTCTCCAGGCAAAAAAAATCCCGCACAAGCGGCGGGCAAATAAATTAAATTGCTAAAAGGACCTTATAACTCGCCTTTGGATATACTGCTCGCCTATCCAAAGGCATAGGTAATGAGTATCCAGTGCGACACCTAAAATCATTAGCGTCGGTTTTTGCCGCCGTTTTCTCTCTCGCCGTAAACCAGCAAGCAAGATCAGCGGAATCCCCTGAACAAGAAAAGGTCTTGGTTCACATGGACTGGAAAGAGGGAATTCCGAATGAGGTCGCAGTCGAAGCTCGCGGGGACGGACTAGAAACATTAAAGGGAAGTGATGGCAAGAGCGCAATTAAGGCTAGCATCCTTAGGGGGGCTAACTACTCAGGAGTTGCAAATGGCTCGCCACGAGCCGAAATTCAATTTGCAAATCAGTTCAGATTTAAACAAGGATCTAGCTATACGGTTCGTTGGAGCACGTACATCCCACAGGAATTTGAGATAGACGAAAAAAAATTCATCATCTTTACCCAAGTACACCAAGGCGACAGATCTGGCCCACCAACTCTGGCAATAACTATTCTTGGTGAAAACTACGCAATCTCACAGCGTGGTGGTGACTACCCGCAACAGATCTCAGCAGGGAAGAAGTTTTGCTGCGTCTCTGACGATAGGGGAAAGTGGGTAAACTGGAAGATGAATTACATCCCTTTAGATAGCGGTGCTGGCTCGCTTACAAAGCTCTGGAAGGACGGAGCTGAGATATTTACGGCCACTGGAAAATCGAACACTTACAAAGGAGACAATGACGCATACATGAAATTTGGACTATATAAACCCAACTGGACAGAAGGAGACTCATCCAGCGAAAAAGTTATAATATATTTTGGGCCTATAACCATAACCAAAAGCAAATAAAAAAGGCCCAACCAAGGGCCTTTGAATTTTAATTAAGCTTCATATAGCCAATCTCCCTTACTATATCAATTACTGGGCGAACCAGCCACCAGCGCCGTCACTGCTGAAGCTTGCGACCGTTCCAGGGAGAACGGTAAAAGCCATGCCTGTGCCGTTTAAAGTGTCCGCGCCAGCTGGGCTAAAGTTTGCCGAGGCAGAGCCGATGTTTCTAACCGTCAGTAACTGAGCTTTTCCGGTTCCAAAAGAGTTAGCTGCTGACAACGTGTAGTTTCCTGTCGCAGTGCGATTGACAATAAGTATCCGATCCGTCGCTAAAACCGTACCAGGGCTAGCCGTAAAGGTACGGATATTTTGACCAATCCCGCCAGTCGCCAGTATTGAAGCATCCGCAGTAAGCCCAGCCAGAAACCGTGCCCTTTTATTCGTCGCAGAATATTGCTCGATCGCGTTAGGTCGGCTTCTGATCCAGTTAAAGGTGCCGCTGTCGGTAATATTCTGTTGGCGTTGGGTGTCGATCGTCGCTTGGGTGGAGCCGGCACCAAATATCCCCGACTTAAAATCACAGTCGAAATAACCGCCATCCGTGTTGTCGACATCAACGGCATTTGTGAACGTGAACACCGAGTCGTAGTATCGCGGGGCGATAACGCGCAGCTGAGACGCTCTCCTGGAAGCTCCGGGGCGGGCCTTCACTGCCGTGGTTCGCAGGGCTTCGTAGGTGCAGCCGTCTTGCAAGAAGCCGATGGTCTTTCGGACAGGGTCATCACTGATCAACACACCAACATCGGCAAACGCCACGCTGGAACCGTAGAGGTTCATGCCCGAGCAGCCGGCGAACTCTGCCGCCGCGCCAAGGCTAGCCGTGGCCCCACCTACAGAGCCGAAGAATTTGCACCCGATGATGTTTGATTCATTTAGCGCTTCGGCGAAAAACGGAGCGACAACCCCGTCCGAGTTGGTTCTCGCCATAACCTGGGAGTTCTCCATAAGAACTGTTTGCCCAAGTCCGTAGGCTCCCTTCTTGAACCATAGGCCCCGTTTCGTTTTGCTTGTACCAACAATGTGGACGTTACTGATTATTGCGCCATCGTAAGTATCCTCAAGCACCAGACCGTGATTGTCACACAAGGACAAGTCCAGCTTGAACTGAGCAAACTGAACGGCGGTCAGCACATTGTCAGGGGTTACGGCCTTGCCAGAAATTACGGAAGTGCCAACGAAACCGGCCCACGGCCTGATGGTACTGCTGCGGATGCTGGAGTACGCGGTTCCGCCAGCGTACCCAGGGCCTTTGCCGGTGATGATTGCACCAGGCGGGACGATGATTTGCTGCGCAACACCGAACACCCCATTTGAAAGCTCGGACTCACCGTATTCGGACATCGAGTGATTAACGGCTGGCGACCAATCCCAAGTACCAGGGTCCGTCGGGGCTGGCTTGTCGGTAACTAGATTTCTGAATTCCCACGGACTTACGCCGGTCAGGGAGAGTTGCTGCGACGCTTTCCGATTTAGATAGAAATCGGCCGTTATCGGTCTGCGCTCCCACCCCACCAAGTCGTTATCAGGGTCGGCCAACTCCTGTCGAAGCGAGGCATCGCCAACAGAAACCAGCTTGGCTGAATCTGTCGCCCAAACACCGGTTGTCGTCCACGGCAAAGTGCCGGCTTTCGCCTTGTACAGCTCGGAGTTGTACTGAATGAGCTGAGTCACGCGAGTCAGGGAGATACCGGCGGCATACGGCACCGGATTTTCGTAGCCCCTGTTCGCCTCGGATGCGGCGTAGTCAACTGCGCGCTGGGCTTGGGCTGCATTGAAGTCAGCGGTTCGCTGCGCCTGAGCCGCCGCAAACGATGCTTCGATACCAGCCCACGAAAGGCGGTTGACGCCTCTTCGGTCCGGGTAACTGAGCAGCGGCCCCAGGATCAGATAGTCCAGGTTCTGCGCGTTGTCGATCAGGTCTTTCGGGTTTGTGCTACCGATCGGGTTGAACGTGGCGTATATGGTCATGCGTTAACTCCAGGCATGCGTAGCCCGATGGGCAAATTGGTTTGTTTTGGGGTCACGGTCATGCCTCCGGCCACTCACGATTCATGGCGCGGTCGACGATGTTCGAGTACAGGACGTATTCGGGGGCGTAGATCAGCCAGTCCTTGTCGATGATTGGGCGCTTGAGCAGCTGTAGGACTGCTCTGAAGCGCCAGCGGGAAATGCCGACAAGCGTTGGCCCGCTGTACATCTCTTTGAATTTGGCTTGATAGGTGTCAATGCCGATCGGTGTCTTGAGTGGGCAGTCAAACCACTCAACACCTTCGTTCAGGGTGTACTGGTGCCAGGCCATGAAAAGCTGCGCCTGACCGTCGTCCATTTCCCAGGTGACTGACGGAAAGGTCGGAACATTGCTGAACCGTCTGCGCGATATGATCTGCCCGTTCGCCAGTGGTGTATGAGCGGCCGGGTCTGTCGTGTTTATGTCGTAGCCTTCGCGCAGCGGATACGGCAGGCCTTCCGGGTACTGGATCATTTGCCGTCCTTATGGCGCCGGAGCGCTGTCGTAGGTGTAAACGCGGGCGTCATAGGGCATGCCCTTGAGTGCGACGTTGCCGTTGGATGGTTCGGAGCGCGTGACGAGCACCGGGTAGGCCCACTTCGAAACCGGCCCGATCAGCAGCTGAGGAAGCTTCATGTTCCCGCTCATGCTGGTGTCGGGCACAAAGTCGAGATCGGCGACCTCGACGTGGTACTCGTCGATTTGCGTACCTTGGTAGGGACCAGAGAGAGAACCATCAGCACGACTGATGCCGACTTTGTAGGGCTCCGGTGCCGACCAGTCGATCGGCTCTGACGACTCCAGCAGGAATCCGCCGCTGACCGCTTGCACGCTTACAAGCTCGGCGCTCTGGCATTGCCCAGGGGTATCGCTGGCCACTGCGCAGAAACTCAGGTAGCCCGAATTCATGCCGGCCAGTTCGGTTTCCCAGGTGTAGGTGTCTTGACGGAACTTCTGGTGACCGCGACGGCGCATACCAAACTGGTAGGCGCGATCCCGATCACCGACACCCGGCAGCTTGACCTTCTCGACCTTGTTGCCGGCATCGCCCGGCCAGCGGCATGGAACCGTCTCCCAGGCCCAGGTTATGTTCGAGTAGTACTCGACATCCACGCCATCGACGTCGTTGAGCGAGGTCAGCGGCCCGGCGATGCTGAGCTTCTTGGTCATGTTCTGCGGGCTATAGGTCTGCGTCTTCGGGCCGTAGGTGATATCAAATATCGCCCGAGGATCGTCGCGCACCAGGCTGACCAGACCGTTCTTGATGGTCAGTTCGGCAAAGCCGCACGCCAGCGCATCGTTGAGGCGATCCTTGGCGGTGCTGCTGTCGTCGATGGTCTCGTCGTAATACTGGCCGGCGGCATTGAATACCAGGTCCAGCCGATCCCACTCGGCCAGGTCGATGTCGCCGTCTTCATAGCCCAGCGACTTCAGCACATTGAGGCACCAGGGCACGATGCCGCGGGTCGCTACCGGCGCCTGCCAAGCCCCGCCCGAGCGAACCGGCAGCACGCGGGTTGCCTCCCCGTTGACCTGGCTTTCCGCTTGCGCAGACAGACGATCACCGCCGCGAATCTTCACCGACATAACGGTCATGCCCGGGTAGCTGGTCGGGCGCGTCTGACGCAAACCGCGCAGACTTTCCCACGCAGGGCTATCAATCCACTCGCCGCTGTTGGCGCCGCCACCCTTCGGCAGACGCTTGATTCGGCATTCCGGCCGCATCGGGTATGGCAGCGCGATCCGGAAGGTGAAGCCTTGCGCATCTCGCGTGTGACCGGTGACGGATTGCGTGGTCACGGTCCACGCCCCGGCAACATCCATGTCGCGGTACTCGAACTGATGCTGCGAGTAGATCGTGTACTCATCACCTTTTCGGCCCAAGCCGATCAGACCATTGGCGAAGGTCACGGTGTACTCGATGTGCGTCACCTTCTCCGCCTCTGGCGAGCACGAGTACGGCCCGCGATAGCCGCCTTCCAGACTGGACGGATCAAGGCTGACCACACCGTTTACGGTTTCCATCGCATTGAAGCCGATCCATCCGGTATCAACCGAACCCGATGCGGTAAGCCGGTCAACCGTAATGATCGATGGGCTAAACGCCGTGATCCGGTAACGCAGGCCGCGCGGTCCGATGGTGGCCAGGCCAGAACCCAGGGCCAGGCCGCTAACTGGCGCGCCGCCGTCGTAGTCCAAGGTCATTTGCGCCGGAACTTCAGGCGTGCCGGCACTGGCGGGCGTGCCGGTGGTATTGGTCGGGCTGCTGCCGAGGATATCGGCGCCGCCAGTAGCGACCATGCTCTCGCCGCCAAAGGTGCCGAACTGAGTGATCAGCAGGCGGCCAGATGAAGCGCTGGCAATGAATGGCGCCGAACCCTTGGCCGTATTGAATGCCGATACCAGGCCGGCGAGATTGGTCGTTGCCGTTGTCAGGTTGACCGCATACGGCGTGCTACCCAGCGTCACAGTGACCGACAGCGGCGTCACGTCGAAGTCATAACGCGCCGGAATACTCGAGCCGAGAATCGTCGAAGCGATACCAGCGGTCGGAGGCACGGCTGGCGCATACGGTGTGAAGCTGTTGACGACGTAGTTACCCGCGTTGGCACCAGCCACTTCGATGAGCATGCCGGG